TCGCATAATGGCTAGTATAGGAGAAAACAAATGAGTACATTAAACGTAGATGCACTAGTTGGAAACACCTCTGCTAATGCTATTACAGTTAGAGGTGAGGGTACTGCTACTACTAGTCTGCAACAAGGCTTGGCTAAAGCATGGGTTAGAACAAAGACTGCTTCTGTTACAGTTACCGATTCTTTCAATATGAGTTCAGTAACAGATTCAGCAGTAGGAAGATTTGCACCACAAATCAATAGCAATATGAATGATGGTAATTATTGTTGTGTTTTAGGTGCAGATGATAAGAATGATGGTGGGAGTGTTTTTATTCATGCTATTAATGATGCTGTAGAAATGGCAACAACTGGATATGGTACTTCTTTTAAAAAATTCTCATATGCTGACACTGATCCAAATGATAACGCTTCATCATTAGTAATGGGAGACTTAGCATAATGGGTGAAATAGATGGGATGCTGTTTTGGAATATTGTCCTATCCCTGATTGTAATTCCATTTGGTTGGGTGTTCACATACCTCGTTAAAGAGGTCAAAAGGCAACAAATATTAATCAATAAAACAAGAGAAGAAATTGCATATAATTATGCAAGAAAAGATGATGTTAAGGATGACATTACAAAGCTAATGGATGCCTTACACAGACTAGAAGATAAACTAGATAAAGTTCTCTCCAAATAAGTTAGGTTACATAAATGATAGATCCTGTCAGTGCATTTGGACTCATTGTGTCTGCACACAAAACTTTGAAAAAATGTGTAGAAATGGGTCGTGATCTTTCATCAGCTACGACAGCTATCCAAAATTATGCCAGAGGTGAGGCTGAACTTGGGTTTGGTAAGGAAAGAAAAAAAAAGAAAAGATTGTTTGGTGGTATCATGGATGATGCCATAGATCAGCATTTCAAGGAAGAAGAACAGAAAAGATTAAAAGACGAATTGCGTTCAATTTTTTTGCTTTATGGGTCTAGTGGTCAATGGGAACGTCTCCAAGCCACGATTGCCCATGCTCGAGCAGAACACAAAAAGGCCTTGGAAGAACAGGCCAGAAAAAGAGATTTATTGATAAACTGTACTGTTGGAGTTGTTGTAGCTTGCATTGGTGTGGCTGTAATTATCTGGTGGGCAAATTATTTAAAAGGTTAGTTATGAGCAAACTTATAGATCAATTAAAACGTCATGAAGGCAAAAGACTTTTTCCATATCATTGTAGTGCAAATAAATTGACAATTGCTTATGGCAGGAACCTTGAGGATGTAGGGGTTACTGAAGAAGAGGCAGAGTTAATGCTGTCTAATGATGTAAAGAAGGTACAGGAGCAGTTAAGCGGTACTGACTGGTACAATGGCCTAGATGAAGTAAGAAAAGCAGTTTGCGACAATATGTGTTTCAACCTAGGTTTTGCAGGTTTAAATACATTTCAAAAATTCATTGGTTGCCTGTCAAATGCTGACTATGAAGGTGCATCAAAAGAGATGATTACAGGATCAAATGGCGGTGAATCAAAGTGGGCATCTCAGGTAGGACAAAGGGCATATGAACTAGCTGAACAGATGCGTACTGGTCAATGGCAGGATGTATAAGGTACTTGTCACTGTTTGTATGATGCAGATACCGCAGAATTGTATGACATTGGAAAACCATGAATACCCAGTGATATATGAAACATACGATCAATGTAAAGAAAGAGCCTTGGAGATTGGCTCACAGGTTCCTGTATATATGCCAAAATGGAAAGCTATAAGATGGAGATGTATTAAGGTCAAAGAAGGCAGATTTAGTAATTATCAAAGTAAGGGAGAATAATTTGATAGGATTAATATCAGCACTAGCACCTATTGTAGGTGACATAGTCAAAGAGGCCATACCAGACCCTGACAAAAAGGCAGAGGCTGAAAATAAGGTAAGGCTTGCATTATTAGAAAACACAAAGCAGATTGAGGCATCAGCAAGTCAGATTATTCTTGCCGAGGCCAAGTCTGAAAGTTGGATTGCCAGTAGTTGGAGGCCAATTTTGATGTTTAATATTACATTAATTGTAAGTGTAAATTATTTGATTTTTCCGCTTATTGAAGTGGCTACTGGTAGCAAGTTAATGATACCCCTGCCAGACGAATTATGGACATTGTTAACAGTAGGTGTTGGTGGATATGTAGTAGGTAGATCAGGAGAAAAGGTAGCTAAAACATTAAGGAAACCATAAGGCCAACCACTGTGCCAACCAAATAAATATTTCAATTATTACCCTCAAAGACTTAGGTTTTTGGGGGTTTTTTTTGTGTTTTGAATAAAATTCGTCAGGTTTTTTACATTTTTTTTGCCTATTTACTTGACCTGTAGGCATAAAAATATTACATTAAAAGAGTATAAATTTGAGGAGACTAATTATGAATAGTTTAAAATTTACAAAAGAGCATATTCAGTGGACATCAGAGAGAAAAAAATTATCTTCTCTCTTTGTTCGACTTAGTGAAGAAAGTCTTGGATATGATTGGGATAAGTCAAAAAACAAATATGTTTTCAATGGCAATGTATATGGTGCAAAAATGTTTTCACTTTACTGCAACTGGAAAGAAACTGTATGGGGCAAGAATGCCAATGGTGATCCAGTAGCTAGGGAAGAATGGAGAACAAACCATTTGCTTAATCTTTCAACTGATTTTCAGAAGGCTAATGAAAAGGCAAAAAAACTTTGTAAGGAACTTAAAGTTTCGAAAGTTTTATTTCTTACTGATGAACCAGTATATCAAAACCCATACAAATTCAGAACTCCAGAAGAATTACAGGCTGAAAAATTATGGGCATCAATCAAGGATGAAGTGTTCAAGATAAGAAGTTTGAAGGATAGAGTTCAAAAGCATTCATACAAAATTGCCAGACTTAGAGAAAGAAGGCTTTCACCTTCTAACTTTGTCGGTGAGGTTAATGACAGGGATGTATTTGATTTGACTTTGAAATTCAAACTTGATTTCCAGAATTACTTTAATGGCAGACCAGTAACAAGTTGGTTGAACAGTCTTGTTGATGGTCAGGGTAACGTATTTGTTTACTGGGGCAAATGCCTTGGTAACAAGGGTGATAGTATCAAAGTTAAGGCTACTATCAAAGAACACAAAGTCTATAAGGGCATTAAGCAAACAGTCGTAAATAGACCAACTATTTTAGAGGAGACAAACTAATGAAACTAGCATTTATAATTATTCCGCATGAAACTAAACTGGGCAGTACGAAAAAACTGCTCAGTGATACTATTTATAAGTTTTACATTGCGTTTGGTGGTTGTACTCACTACCCAGTTACTGGCATATGTAAAGGCCATACAACAGGCCTACCATGTGAAAAGATTGAGGTAGCATTGGAAGATAAACAATCATTTAAATTCTTAGAAATTGCGGACAATGTTGCCAAAAAATTGCAGGTCGAAGAAATTATGGTGCAACACCCTGATGGAAGAATATTACTTTTTAAAGGAGCAAACTAATGAATAAAATTAAGTGTGAAAACAAAATGAAAGAAATGGGTCTTTGGTATGATATGTTGGTTGCTAACGATGGTTATTATTACTCAATATATCCAAATAAAGATAAACATTGGTTTCCATTGATAGGGGTGCATTCCACTTGCACAGATACAAGAGGCTATTTTGATGATACTCCTAAAATGAAAACAGTTTGGAAAAGTCTTTGGGATGAATTAAATGGAGAGGATTTAGAACCAGAGTATTGTGGATGTAAAGATTGTTGTGCATTTGATGAGGAGACAAACTAATGACTGAATATAGAATCACTGATATTTATGTTTTTACTGGAATTAGAAGAGGTAAGAAATTTAAATCTTACCAGTTCCAATATAAAATTATGGATGAAAATACAGGCACTTGGCCTAAGCATTTCAAGAAGGTAACTAATCAAGATAAGAAAAAACTTAGAATTGAGAGGGATGCCTTGGAGAAAACATTGCAAAGTCAAGTGCAGGTAATTCAAGATGCATACTTTGAGGACATAGCTGAAAAGGCATTGGATGTAAGAAGAATGTCCATAGACAGGACTGTAAAGGGCATCAGGGCAAGGTCTTTTGACAATGATCAAAGACACTTCAACCTGCATCTAAGGCCTTATTTTGGCGGTAAATCAATCAGAAAGATAACTACAGGTGATATCAATCTCTTCATAGATAGTATGGCCAACTCTGGTAAATCTGCAAAGCTGATCAGACATTGTGTCGGCACATTAAACATGATTTTAAAGTATGCTATCAACAAGGGTTACATTGCAGTCAATCCTAATAATCCAAAAGAAAGAGATAAAATTTCTGGCGGTGAAAAAGAAAGAGGTGGTTACTCTCATGATCATATTGCCTCAATGATTAAAGGTGTTGAAAATTCAACTTACTTCAAATGTTTTGTAATGTTCTCAGCATTTACAGGTCTATCTGCAAACGAATTACAAGGCCTACAATGGGGTGATATTTGTTTTGATAGTAAAACAGTCACAGTGAATAGAACTGTTGATAACAAGGGCAATGTGCAAGATACCAAAAACTTTTACAGGGTTAGAACACTTGGCCTGCCTGATGGATTGGTTCAGATACTGAAGGAGTGGAAATTAAAGTCTCATTGTGATCTCTGGGTATTTCCAAATGCCTATGGTAAAAAACCATTTGAACAAAATGCCATGAGAAAAAATATAAAGAAGATTTGTGATCTGGCAGGAGTTCCTGATTATGGAATTGGTGGTTTTAGAAAGTATTACAATACTAGCATGATCTCCGAGGTTCCAGACCACATTAGGAAGGCTAGAATGGGGCATAGCAAGCATTCAACTACTGCTGAGACTAATTACACCATTGTTGATTTAGAGCAGGCTAGGGATGCGAAACAGGCCGATCAATTGATGAAGAAAGTTCTGGAAGTTTGATCAATCATATTCAATCCCACCCTTGAATACTTGGGTGGGTTTTCTCACAACTCTTCCAGTATCTATTTCCTTCAAGGCTCTAGGATCATCTTCAAATCTTTCATTCTCTCCTAATTCCTCTGGAGTTTTTTTACTATTCTGAAATTGTAATTCATTGAATAATTCTCGCAATTCTGGGTTACCTCTTTTTGTTCCCCTGCAAGCATAACAAATAGATGGCCTACGTCTTTTATGTTGCACCCTGCCTAACCTAACACCGCAATCATTACAATAATTGTAAATGTTTTTTATATCATCGGTAGTGACTGTAAGTTTACAGGCAGGGCATTGATAAACATCATATAATTCTGTAGTTTTCAACATGGTTTTACAACTTGGGCAAATATTCATTTATTCTTACCCTTCAATGCCAGTTCACCTGCAATACCGCCAAACCCCACATTATCAACATGAGAATCAGGATTAGTTGGATCATGTGCAATTCTGGAGATTTTTTGAAGTTGATTGAAAATACCAACTTCAAATAATTCTATTGGTTGTTTTGAAATATCCCTTCCTTGCAGGTAAGCATTCCAGAGGTCAGCAGTCCTTTTAAAATTATCCTTAACATTGCCATAGGCCTTCATCCTATCACCAGTAGTTAAGGCCTTTGCCTGATCAAATATTTCAGCTTTAGAAAGGGATTTTGTCATTTAAAGGATCTTTAATTTTGCCTGCCAACCAAGTGTCACTTTTCTTGTAAAGATTTGCCCAGAGGACTTGCCCATCACCAAGGACAATTTTGCAATTGTAGTCGCAATGCCAATCCTCAGTTTTTTTATTATTTGTATTTATTGATACAGTAAAGTTATCTTCACCATACTTTATAAGTTTTTTTTCTTGTTCCATTTTATTTCCCTTCTATTTGTGATTTTCTTATATGGAAGTAATCAACTGCCTCTTGCGTTTTAGGCTTTTGCTCGTGCCACATTTCCCTCAATTTTTGGACAGTACCGCATCGATCTGCTAAATATTTAATTTTTTCAAATTCATTCTTAAATTTTGGCAGTTCTTTATTTTCACCTGACCCCTTAGTTTTTGAGGAGACTTGGGGATCAGGTTTTGATGAGGTTCCTTCGGAGCCATCCCCATCTTTATTGTCCATTGCTGAATTACCATCGTCATCATCATCAAACAGGTAATCAGAAAATTCTTTTTCATCATGTGTATCTACAGTGACAATATCCAACATCGTTGCACATATAAGCCTTCTGTAATATGTTATAGCTGATGATAGTGCCTGCGGATCATTCTTTGTTAGCAACATTGGTATCTTCCT